GTCCGGCACGTCCTGTCGACGAGTGATGACTACTCGCTGGCGGAGCAGACCCGCCCGGAAACCAGCCTGTGCCATATCAGAACCTCGGCGGAACGGTTACTTCAGCCAGCAAGGAATCCATGTAGCTGGTCGGAAGTTCTGCAACGATGGTCCCGACAATCAGGGTTTCCCGATTCTCAAAGGCCGTCGCCGCATGCATCAGCATCCAGCTTTTCACGCCCGGGTAAGCATCCAGATCGACCCCGGCGCTGTAGCGGATCACCAAACGCCCCGGAGGACGCCCGGCAGGAAAGATGAGGAAGCTTTCGCGGGCGCTGTGCTGTAGCACATGCGGCACCTGCAGGGCGGTCAATGAGCCATCGCTTTCGCGCACGCTCACCAACTGCACTTCCTTGACCTGCCCCACGTCGAGGGCGTGGCCGGAGCCGTAGGCCGGCGGCCACTCCTCCTCATAGGTGGCATCACGAATCGCCGCACCGGTACGCGCCTCGCACTGGGCCGTTACGCCGGGGATGATGATCATCTCGATCAGCTCCGGCTGCAGGTCTTCGACTTCGACCCGGCATTGCCGGGCCACTTCTTCGAGCGTCAGAACCGGCGGACCGGTGTAGGCGATTCGCTTGGCCATGGCTTAGGGCTTCTTGTCTTCGTCGACGGTGTCGTTATCGCCGGTTTTGTTCTCGGCGGTGTTGTCACCAGTGTTTGTAGCTCCGGCCGCGCCGCCCTTGGGTGCGGCAGGCTGCGTGGCCGCGGCGCCCTTACCCTTGGCGTAGGCTTCCGCCACACCCGCTTCGATCAGTTGATCGGCCTTTTCCTTGGCGAACCCGGCTACTTCGTTCGGGCCGTAGCCCTGCCAGGGTTTCTTGAACTTGATGATGGTCGGCTTGCTCATGTTGGAGTCTCGCTTGGTTCAAGGGACGCCCCGCCGGCTGGCGGGGCAGTCAGTTACATGCCGGCACCCCAGGTGACGCCGGTACCGATGGCGATCGACTCGACATGGCGCGGGCCGAAGTCGTGCTTGCTGATCACGCGGATCAGTGTCTGGTCGCGCTGGAAGGCGCTGACCACGTTGCCTTCGCCGTCCTTGTAGGAGGCCTCGGTGCTGATGGCGATGGCCAGCTGCTCGACCTCGCCGATGTAGCAGTCGGCGAAGTTGACGAAGTAGATTTCGGACTCGTTGCCGCCCGCGCCCAGGTTGGTCGGGATCTGGGTAGTGAGTGCCCACTTGTAGCCCTTGAGCAGGCCGGCATCGATCTCCGGATAGGCCTTGTTGCCGTTGCCATCTCGCAGGCTCTGCAGCCAGCGAATGGTGCGCGGGTGCATCAGCCAGCCACAGGCAGCCAGGTCGACGTTAGCCACCTCCAGGCGCAGCATCAGGCCGCCGAGGAAGGTATCGACGTCAGCCAGGGTGACACCGGCCGGCGCAGCGATGATGTGCCCAGCCGGCGCCCAGTTGCGCAGGCCCTTGGGTAGCGGGTCGACGCCCGAGCCACGGATGAAGTGCAGGTCCTCGGAGAGACCCATGCTGGTGGCCAGGTCACTGCTGACCAGCGCATCGACGCGCGGGTTGACGCCGGAGAACGCCAGCAGGTCGTTGGAGATCGGCACGATGGCAGCCGCCTTCTTGGCCGACAGCTTGAGGTCGGCGAAGGTCATTTCGGTGAGCGGGATATCCTGCTCGGTACCGATGTAGCTGACCGAGGTATTGCCGTTGATACGCGGCAGGGTCATGTTGCCGTTGTTCAGCGGCAGGCTGACCGCCCCCATGCGACGAACCACCGACTTCGGACGCAGCGACTCGATGACGCCGGAGCTGAAATTTTCCGGCACCAGCACACCGCCGGCACCAGCGGTCACGGTGGACAGCGCCATATGCACGTCGGCGCCGAAACCGTTCACCTTGGCCAGCTCGGCGGCCTGCTGCTGATTGCCCTGCGCTTGCACGAGCAGGCGCACCATCTGCGCCATTGCCACATCGGGCTTGGTCGGCTGGTTGTACGGACCTTCTACACGGCTGCCCGGCGGGCTGTTAATGCCCTGAGCGCCTTCGTTCACCGGTACGGCGGCGGAAGCGGCAGCCCGCTCCGCGCTTTCGGCGCGGCTGATCTTGTCGGACAGGGTGTTGATCTGTGCTTCGAGCTCGCCGAACTTGGCCAGCTGCTCGGCATTGAGGCTGGTACCGTCAGCCTCAAGTTTGGCCAACGCTTGCAGCTCGGTGTTGAGCTGGGCGCGTTCGCTTCGCAGTTGAAGTACTTTGGACATCGGGTGTCTCCTGGGCATGAAAAAGCCCGCACGGGGCGGGCTCGGGTTAGCTGCCGCGAACGCGGTCAGAATCGGGTTTGCAAGTCGGCTGCGGCGGCGCGCATGCCGATCCGCGTCGGGCTGCGCTGGGCTCGCGCCTGGGCGATGGCCTGTGATATCTCATCCACGGCCTGCTGCGGGCTTTGCAGCCGATCGGCTAGCCCCGCGGCGATGCCAGCCTTGCCACGGTAGAGACCTGCCTGGGTGTCGATGACCTGCTGCACGGACAGCCCCCGGTAATCGGCCACGGCGTTGACGAACAGCTGATAGCTCTCCTGCACCAGGTCGTTCAGCACCTTCAGCGACTGGTCGCTGATCGGCTCATGCGGCGTCAGGTCGTTCTTGTGCGAGCCGGCGTAAACGGTGGTCACCTTTACGCCGAGCTTTTCGTTCATCTGGCTGCGGTCGTAGTGGCTGGCGATGACGCCAATCGAGCCGACCCCGCTGGTCTGGCTGACCACGATCTCGCTGCAGGCCGCCGCGATGATGTAGCCGCCGCTGTAGCCGCTGAAGTTGATCACTCCGGTGATCGGCTTTTGCTGGGCCATGGCTCGAATGTCCGCAGCCAGCTCGAAGGCACCGGTAGCGGCGCCGCCCGGGCTGTCGATGTCCAGCACGATGTGCTCGACCATCGGATCAGCGACCGCGGCGCGAAGCTGCTGGCGAAGCCCTTCGTAGCTGGTCATGGTTTCGCAGGGCTGGAGGTGCGCCCCGCGGCTGACCAGCACACCGTGCACGTCGATGACCTGAATGCCGGTGCGCGCGATGGTCTGCCGCCGGCTTTCCTCGGCCACCGCCAGGCGGTCGCTGTGGCCTTCGTCCTCGATCATCCGGGCGCCGTCACTGGCACCGATGTTGACGATGTTCAGGCTCATCGCCTGGTTGGCCCAGCGCACGCCCAGTTCGAGCATGTCCGGGGTAATCAGCAGCGGCTGGTTGAAGAGCAGGCTGGCTGCTCTGAGATAGGCTTTCATTGCGCCAGGATCCTCTCGATTTCAGCGTGCTGCAGTTCGAGCTGCGCGCGGACGTTGGGGTTGTTCAGGTCGGGCATGCCCTTGCCGGCATCGACCATGTTCAGCGGCTGCAGGTACACATCGCCGCCGGCAACCGGGGGCATGTTCTCCAGTCGCCGAATGTCATTGACGCTCAGCCAGCCCCATTGACGGCCAATGGCGTACGACTCGTAGCGGCTCTTCTGGTCGCCGCGTAGCAGGCCGGACAGGTTGAACTCGATGAAGTGGTCGCGCCGGTCCTTGGGCAGCAGGAAGTCACGCATCATCGATTGCTCGTGACGCTTGACCCACGGAAGCAACGCGAAAACTACGAACTGGATCAGCAGCTGTTCCAGCGTGTTGTAGTTCGACTTCTCCAGATCGTTGACCATCGGCAGCGGGATCTTGTAGATCCGCGCTACGTCGGTGCCGCTGAGCTTGAGGATATTGACGATGTCGGCATCGACGTGGCTCATGCTGATCGGCTTGAAGGCCATGCCTTCCTGCAGCAACGCGACCTTCTTGGCGTTGTCCATGCCGCCGTACTTGTCCCCCCACTGATCCAGAATGCGATCGATGCTCGCCTGATCCTTGATCGGCGGCGCCTCGCGGGGCCGCTCGATGACGCCGGAAACCGCCGCACCATTGGCGAAGCTCTTGCCAGCGTACTGGCGTACCGCCTGCGCCAGCCCCACCGCTTCGGCGTGCAGCTCGATGGGCGACAGCCCGGTGTAGTGGTTGACCGTGTGCCAGCGCACATGGTGAACCATGCGCATCGGCAGCCGCTCCGGATGGTTGCCCACCTGGTAGCAGGGCAGCATGTCGCCGCCCTTGTAGGTGATCACCTTACTGGTATCCAGGGGCCAGAGCGCAGCCACGTTGCCGTCGTCGCGCCGTTCGATCAGCTGGAAGCCGTTGCCGCGCAGGCCAGCGGAGAGCTGGGTGCACTCGCGCAATTCGTACGGCGTTTGAAAGCCGTTGGGCTGGTAGCGCAGCACGTCGTACAGCGGATGGTTGATCGCCGCTTCGCGTTGGCCCTGCCCTTGCCGGCGGTACAGCTCGAGCGGCAACTGGCCGATGGATTCGGCCAGCAGCGTGACGCAGTTCTGCAGCACCGGGATGCCCAGCGCCGTTTCCGGCGTGACAACCATCCCGCTGCTGTTCTTGCCGCGGCCAATGAGCCCGCGCCACCAGTCGTTGCTTTCGGTGACGCTGCCGCGCGTGTCGCCGAGAAGGCTGGAAAAGAACATTTCAGCCCCCTTTTGCGTTGAGTTTGGCGGCAGCGCGGTCGGCCAGATAGGACCAGCCGAGCAGCCCACCACCGGCCACCATCAGCGCGGCGGGAATGTTGAGCAGGGCGACACCCGCCACCAGCAGGCCGAACCCAGCCAGCCCGGCCAGCCAGGAAAGCACCATCAGTTTCAAATGCCCGTGCCTTCTTCGTAGATTGAGGTGCCGCTGCTCACGCTGCCGGCGCCGCTGATGCCGGTCGCCATGATCGCGGCGACGACGCCATCGATACGGCCGATCGCCTTTTGCTTGTCCACTTTGCGGTTGCCGGCCGGGTCCGACACGGTGATGGCGTTGCCCGCGTTCCAGGTAAGGACCGGGTTGCCGTCATGCCGCAGCGTTTCGACTTCCGCCGCCTCGCGCGGTACCAGTTGATAGTCGCCGGGGTCGAGGTCGAGCACGTCAGGTTCCGCAACGGTACCCAGCAGGCGCC